TTCGTACTTACAGACGTTACTTATCCAACAATCCGACCTGTTAATCCCTGCGTCCGCAAGAATCCTATCCAATTCGCGTCCACTTGCCCCGACGAAGGGGCGTCCTGCAAATGTTTCCTCACGCGCAGGGGCTTCGCCCAGAATCATGAGCTTGGCTCCAACGGGGCCACAACCAGGGACGTATTTCCTATCCACCACGCACCCCCGTGTCCATTGGCCTCTTGCGCTTCTTCTTACGGAGAGTCTTGACGTGTCTAATCCAATTGTCGAGTTGGACAGCGCGTGTATTTAGTTCGGCAACGTATGCCTCCAATTCTGCATCACTCCAGTTCTTAATCAGGTCAGTCACTAGTTCCTTCTGGAAATCATCCATCTAGTCTCACCTCAAACATTTTAGCGCAAACTTCACACACGCACATGAGATAATGCTTGCGAGTTTGGACTACTTCGATTAAGTCCTCATCGTCATTCTGACAGTGCGGGCATTTCAGAGGTGGGTGGTTCATCAGGCTTCTCTCTTTCGACTACCCGTACATGCACAGCACGCCAACCCTTACCAGGTATTTGGAGCGGGGTAAACTCTACTAACATGCCAGTCCGTAACTCTAGAAATGGTAAAGAGTCTTGTCTTATGGCAGTCCAATGAAAGAAAATGCGCGTAAATTCGATGTCTCTGGAGGAGATAAACCCCCAACCAGATTTGCTTACTTTGATGATACGTCCAATTATTTTGTTAGTGTCCTGCATTCGTGTTCTCATTTAAGAGCGGGGGCGTGTCTGTAATCTGATTGTGTCAGTATTAGACACGCCCCCTATCATCAGGCGAGTGGCCTACTCGTCCAATGAATCCTCATCTTCAGGTTCGTCTTCGTCCTCGTATTCGTCGTCGTCCTCATCTTCTTTCAAGAGGTCGTCCTTGTCGTCTAGAATGACAACATCATCTGTCTCCTCGAAAGGCAATTCCTGCTGTTCCTCGTCCGCTGTCTCGTAGTGTTCCATTGCGTCCTCTGTAGTTGGGCCTGTAGAAAAGTCCCACCGGAACACGTAAGGCCATATGTTCCGGTGGGTCATAAAAATGATTGGTGGCCGGGATATTTTGGCACGCAGCTCTAATCCAGTTCAGGGTTCCACTAAAGGAAATAACTGGGATTATTCCGACGCGTCCCTTCTTCATAAATCGAAGCTGCCGAGAACCACCAATCAAGACTAGCCGCGCAACACGCGATACTTGTGGTTGACCTTGTTCACGAGCCGACCATTGTAGGTGTCGTTCTCGACGAACGCTTCAATCTTCTTCCCAACGGCGCTCTGGAGGTCGTAGCGCGTGTTGGCCTGAATGTCTACGCCCATTGCGCGCAGGAATCCCTCGATAAAGCCCTTGGCTCCGGGCTTATCGTTGAACTGGAGGATGATGGGTACGCCTGAGAAGTCTGTGGACCCGTTGTCCGCGTTCTTCTCGATGATGCAATCCATATGGCAGTTGTTGCTCTGCCCATCCTTGGTCGGCGTCCAGGTGCGGTGTCCCTCGATGCTCAACACGTAGTACGCAGGCTCCACCACACGATTGCGCTGGAGGTCCGAATCCGTAAAGCTGATGATAGTCACAAGCGTTTCTCCTATTAGAACTTCGTTGTGTCGTTGTACTTGCGTATTGCTTCTGCTAACTGTCGTTTGTAGTGTTGTGTGGCGTTACGGCGACATGTTCTGCATTCCTTCCTACCCCTTGGATTAATGAACGTGTTATCTGGAGTGAACTCATGTCCATTAACACAATGAGATTTTGGTTGTCTCTCTGCATGATTGTCCACGTTGGTTCCTATATGAAGATGGTCAGGATTCCAACAGTGTCTGTTTGGACATTCAGCGTTATGTAATACCTGATAAGTTTCATCAAATATATTGTAGCCAAGATAAATAGCTGCTGAGAGTCTGTGTGTTCCTACAAGCCTGCCCATAAATCTGATACGCCCGTATCCATCACCACTCTTAGAGCCTTGCCACAACCAACAAACATCCTTTATTGTCTTAGCTTCAAGACGAATCAAATCATCAGAACTTGGTTGCGGGTGCATCCATTGCTCCCAACTTTGCAATAGCTGGTTTAATCCAAGTATCGTAGAAGGGTTTATCACCAAACACAATTTCTTTGTCAAGTCCTAATGCAGTGCGTGCAAAATCGTCCCCTGTGTGCTCTGTCAATAGACTATAGTCACCTCCTTGTGTAGCGTCGAATCCTCTCTTGATATTGAAGTGATAGACTTCACCACAATACGCAGGGAGTTTCGCCGCCACGTTCTTTCCCGCCGTAACGATTTGACGGGAAATATGTGTCACGTTCTTCGTCGTGTCGCGGTATTCTGCTTTGACGACGTGTGCAATCAAAATGATGTTGACCCTGTGATACGAATGAATGTCTTTCGTCAGGGCGATAAGCTCTTGGAGTGCGGCTGACTCAGCGTTGTAGTCTTCTATTTCGTTGACTGCAATACCCGCAACTAGCTTGCCTGCCTGCGCTCCACTTGCTCTCTTCTGCCCGTATTTGAGTTTAGTCGTTTGACGCAGAGTCATATCCGCGCATGAGGTTATCGAATCCAGAACGATAGTCTTATAGGGGCAGTTGGTCTGAAGCTGTTCTAACTTCTGCTTGGGCTTAGTCCAATCGTCATAGTCCTCGTATGAGATAGTGGAGGGGTCGATGTTCCACTTCTTCATGGGCAAGAAAATACCGTTCATCTTACGGTCCCATGAAAACCAGAACTGTGGCCCCGGAAAACTAAGAGCCTGAGTAGACTTACGCGTCCCCGGCTCGCCCTTGAACATGCAGTAAAGTGCGTCAAAGTTGACACTCGACATAGTAGGCATTTACTTAGAACTCCTAATGAGTTTCAGGAACTTCAGAATGATTGCACGACAGAAGTCACAGACGTTTGTTTCCTCGATTACGTGCTTGCCATGTCCGTCCATACAGACCTGACACTTTTTCATTTTACGTTCCTGTAGAGAACTGAATTACTTAATCCCACGTCAGCAGGTTTATTTACACCGATGATTCTTAATGCTGCAACGAGATTAGCTCTTGATGGATGTGTTTCTTCAAGAAAGGATAAAGCATAATATATTTCCCTTGCTACTTGTTCAATTTCATTGACTGTTTGCTTTAATGCAATTACCAGTTCTATTTCACGAATCATTCAACCTCCTTATTACGGGGATCCCATACAGGAGCCAGTTGATAGTTGTTACGGAGAATTTCTTCTCTCATGTCAGGGTCGCCCTCGCATACCTGCTTGTATGGACACGCACCGAACACGTTGTCACAATGCGTGTAGTTGGGAGGCCAATAGCCCGACTCCTTGAACTGGATATACTTGTATGCGTAGTAAGGGACAATCTCTGACTGCCACTCGTGTATACGCGCCGCCGAGAAGTGGACGAGTTCGCGTGTCAGACGCTCAGGAATCTTCTTGGTAGTCTGCAAGCCAATCTTGTTGACCATGACCTGACGAGCCTTCAACAAGACGCAGTGACCAGAGAATTGATTACTGAGAGTCGTTTTGTCACGATTCTGCTTGAACGTCTTGTGGTCCATAGACATAATGCCTAGCTGTTCATGGTCTATGGTCAAGTCGAACTTCGCCTTCCACATGACGCGTATTTCATCGTCCTGGTAGATTACGTCACCCTTGACCCATTCCGCAGCGAGGGGAATCCAAGAGTCGTTCTTGTAGTGCGCGAAGTATGCCTCACATGTTTCCAACGCAAAGCGCCATCCCACCGTAAATCCTTGGGAATGCTCGGGCGTATTCTGCATACCCGGATATTCTTCTGCGTCGTGCCCGCAGGAGGGGGGAGTATCTGCGACATGATTCGAGCACGTAGGACAACCCATGACGAACAATTGCCCCGCAGTCAGCGCGTTCCCTATGCATACAGAAGCAGGAAATCCATCTATCCTGTGCTTGTAGAAGACCTCAAACACCTTGTGAATGAGACTGCCTACCTCAAGGGAGTTTGACTTTCCCTTTAGAGCGACTAGACGATGATTGAAACGTATATCAGTGAAGCGCGCACATCCCATCAATGATGATAAAATCGTAGCATCGAATATAACATTCTTTTTCGGAGCTTGTATAATATCCACTCTTTTTACCTCTTTAAGTAATCAATTGCATTTTGCAGAATTTGGATATCATCTTGCATATTTCCTATTCCCAAATTGCAATTGGTACAAAGTAATCCTCGTATTCTGTTTGAATTATGGCAATGGTCAATATGCAAGAGTTCAAATGGTTTTTTACAAATTGCACATTTACCTTCCTGACTCTTATACATCTTCTGATAATCTTCTGGTGAAATATTGTAATTCCATTTCAAGTTATTGCGACGTGTAATTTCAGGAGTTCGTGTTTCAAGTCTTAGACGTTGAATACAGATTTTACACTGAGCTTGTCTTCCTGTTGTTCTTCTTTTCTCTGGTGAGAATTCTTCTAGAGGTTTCATTTCATTACATATCGAACAGATTTTATGGTCCCCCTCAGGTAAAGAAATTATTACTTGAAAGGGTGAATAATTTCTATTCATCTAGCCCAACGCTTTCTTGAACATCTCGAAACGCGCCTTCAGCTCTCTGTTTTCTTCCGTAGTCGCCACGAGGAAATCCCTCATGTCCTGAAGCTCTTTCACCATGTTGTCGAGAATCTCGACTACTACGTCTACGTGCTTGTGTAGTCTCTGGGGAGTCTCTGAGGGCTTGACGATGTTCCCCGGACGCTTCATGTATGCGCGCTTACGATTGGCTGCGCTCACCTTGTTAGCGATGGACAGGACCGTAGTCTCGATGCCCATTTCCTTTGCTTTCTCGAACAAGACGTGCGCGTTGGCGATGACAGTTTTACTCGGGTCTACAAACTGCATCAAGGGATTCAGCTTGCTATGTCCCTTGACTGTGGGTCCACCACGTTTGATTACAGGTTTCTCTACGAATACAGGTGGAGAAGCAGGCACGAAAGAGACAGGCTTGGGCATATTCAACAGCTCCTTGACTTGACGAATAATCTGTCCAGTCCCTTCGGGATTGAACACCGTCAGCTTACGCTTCCGGGCTTCTGAAACTATCTTGGAGAATGCAGAGTGACCAATGAAACGCGTAAAGAATATCGCTTGCGTGTTGTGGGGCAAGTCCTTGTCTGTCCAATTCTCGTTCTGACTGTCCCACATTATGATGCGTGGATGCGTCCGTAGTTCCTCGTCGAAGTTACTCGCCTTAGCTCCAACGATAAGGATATTGCCATGTGTGAGCGGTGTTAGAGGTTTGTCAGTTGTCATAGTGACTCCATCTCCTAGTCCAGAGTAAGTAATGCCTTCTCCGTGTAGTATGCGCCTCATTAGACCTACGTCTAACTTAGCGCGTGTTAGTGACTTGCCGTCCGCGTCAAACTGACCGTTTCTGGGCACACAGTTCACACAGTGGAACTTCGTCCACATAACCTGTCCCACGTTCTGACACGTCGGCCACCAGCATGATGGTAGCTTCTTCTCCACACTCATAACATTTGTCCTTTGGCCCCGTGGATTCGATGTGATACGTTGGGGTCATTAGTTAGACTCCTTTGGAGGATAGACGACGCCCTGTCCGTTGACCCACTCGAAGCATGTGGAGTCACCGCCGTCCGTAATGATGACGCGTGTTACTAGACCCATACGTGTGGCGACGTTGTTCGTGTAGTGCTTGACGGCAGTCATTGCATCTTCCGCCGACACCATGCGACGGACGTATTCGTATGTCCCGTCCTCAAAGAACTGACATACTGAGAATTCATTCTCCATTAGTTCTCTCCGTGAGTTTTCATCAGTAGGAGGTCTACCTTGTCTTCCAGTTGGATTAGACGATTCATAACCGTTTGAATCAGTTCCAAGAGAACTCTGTCATTCTCGACGGTGCCTTTGGCTAGAGCTTCAAAGGCTTGAATGATGGGGTCTACGATTTTCTCTGCCTCGGCCTCTACAGACTCAGGATAGAGCTTGGCGTATGTCTGAGGACTCTGCTTCTTCAGTTCTTCCTTGAACTTGCTGATATCGATTTCCATTATTCAGTCTCCTTTGAATTCAGTATCAGAACGAATAGTAGAACAAGGAGGATAAATCCAATGACCGTTCCTCCGCTGTGACAGGCTATTTCGGCGCATGTGGCTTGCATTAGTCTCCCTTTAGACGCACAGAACTGATGGAGGTCGGAACATATAAGAATTGTGAGAGGCCACACGTTTGTGTGCAGCCTCTCCCCTTACGTGTTTTACGACGCCTTCTGCTGTGTCTTCTTACGCTTGTGGGCGTTTACGATGGACTCGGCCAGTTCCTTCATAATGCTGTCCTCACTCCACTTAACGGCTTCACCCTTGTTGTGGACCGCGTGGAACTGCCGACGCTTACGCTCGACGATTGCGTCCAATTTCGGGTCCGTAGTCGTCAGCCCTTCGAGGTGCGTGTATACGGCTGACACGAATCCTGCGGGCGCATCCTTCGTTGCGGCAACGACTGAGCCTATACGCACGAAACGTCCCTCACACTGTTCCTCTTTACCTGGGTTCCACTGACGCTCGTGCATTACACAATCGCAGCATGTCTGGAGGTTCAGTCCCTCACCTGCGGCCAATTGTGAGGCGACCAAGATACAACGCTTGGCCTGATTGAACTTGGACTGCGTTTCGTTTACGTCCCCACCAGCCTTGAATTGAAAGACCGGAATACGTGGCTCGCTCTTTTCACTGTCGTATTTCTGCTTGAGTTCCTCGTAGAGAATCTCTTGCACGTCCTTGTGGTGCGCGAATACGCAGATTTTCCTGTCCGTGTCCTCGATGAACTCGTCTACGTATTCGAGCGTAGCAGGAATCTTTGCGACGGCCACGAGGTGACGCATCTTGGACATTGCCGCGATGATTGACGCGCCGTCCAGGTGGTCTATCTGTTCTTCATACCACTTAACGAATTCGTCTACTGCAATGTCGTAATTCTCCTCCTCTTGAGGGGTCATTACGACGTTCAGCTTCGTCCTGTTGGTCGTGGGTAGTTCTGGCATCACCTCTGCGCGTTCTCTGCGGATATACAAGTCTTTTGTGTATTCCTTGAACGCCACGATGTTACGGATACCAGCTTCCTTACGGAATCTACCCTGCCATACGAAGTCTACCCAACGGTTCTTGAACCCCTCCTCCGAATGGAATTTCATGGGGTCCATCATGTTGAACACGGGGAATAACTCGCTCCCCCTGTTGTTCCATGGCGTGCCTGAGAGGGGAATTACTTTACGGCCCTTGACGACTCGACGGACCATCTGAGTGCGGCTCGAATCCACGTTCTTAATCTGCTGACATTCGTCCAGCACGACTGACTTAATGCCCACACGATTGAACTGCTCGATGTTGAATCCGCTGTTGACGATAGTCCCGTTCTTCAACGTGCGTGACTTAGGCACGAGCATGTCGTAACCCACGATGTAATGCTTCAGGCCAGGGAGCAGGTAGTCCTTAGACGTAAGGACAATCTGTGGAATGTGTTCAGACTTACCGTTCTGGTCCATCCAATTCATGATGGCCGAGGCTGTCTGATACTTCAGGGCAGACTTGACAATCCATAGGGTAGGACTCCACTCGGCGTGGAAATACAGGACGGCCATTGCCTGTTGCGTCTTGCCCAAACCCATTTCATCAAAGCAGGCCGCGCCCATGTTTACGGACAAGCCCGCTTCTAAAAAGGCGGCTCCCTCGACCTGATACTTGTAGAGGCGCTTACGTCCGCAGAGTAGACAATTATTCTTGTCCCATTCATGCTTGCAGGAGGGGTCACCGAACGCTTGGAACGTGTGGAAAGGCGTCCCTTTGGGTATCTTCTTGAAGACGACGTGACCACACTCCAGAATTGTGTATTTCATATCTGGAGTCGTGTCACCCGGCGTGACGATTGTCTTGGAGGACTGTTCCTTTGCGACTTTACCGCAGACTTCGCACTTGTCCTGTAGACGGGTAATCGTGTATTTAGGGGTGCGGATTACGTGCTCGTCAAATGTCACCTCGACCGTCGCGCCGCTACGGATAGCGTCTATGACATGAGGTGAGAGACTGAGATTGGAGCACGGGAGAGTGTTGTCACAGCCAATTTCTTTGGCCTTGGCAGCCCATACGTCGTCGTGCCCGTGGCCGGGGCAGAGCGCGTGGGCTATCTCGTGACGAATCGTGTTGATTACGTCCGGGTCAGGGTGAATGTCGATATGGTGAGCGGACAAGATGATGCACTTGTCCTTGTATGAGCAGAGTCCGAGAAAGTGTGAGTCCGCGTTCTGATTGAGTCTGACAGTCCATCCTGTGAGGCCGTTTTTCTTCATCTCTTGATGAAGTAGTTCTGATGCAGTTTTTCTGTCCATAGTTCCGTCCTTTCGGAAACGGATAAACTAAATCAGGCCCATCTGTTCGGCCAACGTCCGGGCCGCGTCCTCGCAGGAGATGCCACGCGCTGTGACCCACGCTTGGACCGCGGGTGCCGGGACGCCATACTTCGTCGCCGCCGCGTATAGCTCGGCCTTGGAGAACTTCTTGGGAGAAGGCTTTACGACCTTTGGCTTGACTGACTTGACGACTGTGGGCTTGTAATTAACGTCGTGCTGCTTATACTTGGCACGCTCTGACTCGTGTAGTCCAGCGGCCACGTTCTGCATGTGGACAAGCCATGCCTGACGCTGATTACGCTTGACCATGAGGGCCGCTTCATCGTCAAATATCGCCTTATTGAACGCGTCGAGCCGTGCCTTTACTTCGTCTGCTAGGGCGAGTCTCTTACGTGCCGAGGGGATAGACTCGTCTGACTCAATAGACGCCTGAAGTGCGATAAAGGGGACTGTCTCTGCGTTGTAGATGTCTGCCTTTAGTTCTACCAGCGTGTCAATCTTACGACTAGCCTCTACGACTGACACGTTGGCGAGAGCCTTTACTTTTGACGCCGCGTCAATAGCCGCCATCTCTGCGTCCCGACAGACCGCGCACATCGACATATTGTGGTGCGTGGGGTAAATGTCGATATCCACTTTACCGCAACAATCACATTCCCCACGCTTAGTTTTGAGAGAGTTTTGGAACATTATGCGCTTACCTTTCGGATAGACTGACGGACGGGATAGACTGACTGACTGGAGTGACGCCTGCATTCGCCTACACGCTTATAAGGATTGGGAGCGTTGGGCGTGTCTACTGAGGCAGGCATGACTCTTACGTGCTTAATCTTCTGACAGACGGTGCAAAAGAATCTTTTCATTACTTGTCACCCTTTGGGACAATGCGAAATTCTGCAAAATGATGGATGGCGGAGCCGTGGTCGTAAGATGTGCCTACCACGCGCGTCTAGTCGTCGTCCCGTTCACCAACGCAGGGCCGGAATTATGCGTGCCTGATACACAGGAAACATCATGAGTCAATTCCGTCCACCCACCACGTATGCCGACACTCCGACTCGACGCAGCGGAATTGCCAGTCTTCGTACGCCCCGTCGCTCGACTCCCACAGCCGCGCCTCGACGTGTCCGCCGCATTTCGGACACGGCACCGCGTCGGGCTTCCACCCGCCGAAGTCGCCTTTGCTGTCCGCCATCTGACGGGTATGCGTCATCGCAGGCCATCCACGGCGCAGATGTTCTCCAGTGCCACCGTGTCTGATAGCTCGCAGTGTGGGTGATTGTCTTTGAAGTGTTGGAGTGCGTCTGGCCGGGCGATTTTCACGTTTCACGTCCTCTCGGAGAGGGCCGGGATTATGCGTAGGGATTACGTATAAGCCGGGCCGGTCGTGTCCAGCCCCATTGTCGCCCGACCGGGGGGAGGCTGTCAACCCCAAGATGTTGGGGTCCGAAGGCCCGGAACGACCTCCAGACCCCAACCTGTAGGGGTGTCTCGAAACGGAACAGACGGGAGCGGCGGATTATGTGTTTTTACGGAACTTTATATATTCGTCACGTTGTGATTTGGGCATCACGTAGAGATTCAGTGAATGCACAAACGTGATGATGCCTGCATCTTCAAATTGTTTCAATACATCATCAAGTTCTTTAGCGTTTTTATAGCGTGACCAGAGTCTTTTCAGTAATTTTGTCCTAGTCACTCTATGATTTGCAAGAAATTCTAGAATAATTTGACTTTTGAGTTCACTCTTCATTTGCATGAGCATTCTCCTCCAAAGTTTGAATCACAGCTGATAGAGTGCTGCAGCTCGTCCGGCTCGTATACTTCGATTTGGTCCTCTTCAATGTCAGCCATCGTTTTCGAGGGAGGTTCTGGAGGTGCGTAATTGCGTGCTCCGAAGGCCGCGAGTCCTGTAAGCTTTGGAGCCTTTTTCTCATTCATCTCATTAAATTCGATGAATCTGTCCAGTGCCTCCTGACAGTCGTCACACATAGGTTTATCTTTCTGCATCGCGTATGGCGTGAGCTGAAATGCCTTATTGCAACCTCCCCAACATTTAGAATACAGACCGACCGGAGCTGGACTCATGTTACGTGGCATGTAGTGCGTGCATCCGTCCAGACCTGAGCACGCCCATAAGCCGTCATCGCGTTTGAAATACTGGTGAATGTGATTGACACTTCCTGTCTTTCTTGCCATGTATACTCCTTGTGTATAAGGGGCAGTCTCGATGCCGTCAGACGGGGGGAGAGAGAACGTGGTAGAGACAGAGGGAGTCTACCACAGTCCGCGTCCCGTGTCAAGACCCCGTGCCGCCGCATTATGCATTTTTCCTATGTGTAAAAAAAAAAAAAATAAAAAAAACATAAGAAAAAGGGATAAGGATTTGGGAGGTTGAGTGGTGGGGGCTCATGATTGGGGGTGGGAGACTCTCACTGTCTCTCCTACTGTCTCTCTCCCCTATTATGCGTGTGGGCGCACAGGACACGCGTGGGCCGCGCCAGCGAACTCTCATAGGGTCTTACCTGCACAGGACGAGCGCACAGGACGTGTAGCACGCGTATCGCGTGGACGGTCGAGTTATGCACAGGGAGCGCACAGGGGAGGCCAGCTCGCGTGTCGGGAGGGGGAGCGGGGAGGGGGAGCGGTCGAGTGGTGGGGTAGACATGCGAAAGCCCGGAGTGGCTGTCCTCCGGGCCTTGGGTCTAACGTTTGGTTCGCGTCCGTGGGCGTTCTTTCAAACGTGGATGGCGGTCTGAAATCTTACATGTAACGCAGTAGAGCTTGCCAGCTATTGTGCGGGTGAGTGGATGGCCTTTCGGACATTTACTCATGGATGTTTGAGGGATGGCCCGGAAGTAGACAACCTCCGGGCCAGTAGAACTACTCAGCCCATTCGACGCCGAGGTTTGTCGAGGCGATTTCTTTCGCCTGCTCGTCAGTGTAGCGGCGGCTACCATCGGGGAGCTTCGCCGTCTGGAGGGTCTTGAACATATCGCGCAGTCCAATCTGAGGGTCATTCTCAGCGGTGGGCTTCACGATTCCAGCAGCATCCAACGCGGCGGCGTATGCCTTTTGACGAGCATTGTTGGCACGGTCGCTGTTACGCGATTTCATCTGCTCGTCCAGCGTCATTTCGTCCTTGGCCGCGACGAGTTCATCGGTGGACTCATACGTGCTGTAGGCGTAGGAGTAGGTCAGCGGCGATTCGAGCTTTTTGCCGAATGCCGTGTTCGCGGTGGACTTGCCTGTCTCTTGTTTCATAACGTCTAGTCTCAGGTCATAGCGGGAACCGCCGCTGCGGTCTTACGTCTTTCACGCTTGGGAGGGGAGGCAACTTGCGCGCTCGACCCTGAACTTTGGTCGGGTTCCTGACTGGCGCTTATGCCTTTCGGCTGGCCTAGGGTCCGACAAGGAGAAGTGTATCACGGGACGAGTCCGCCGCAACAACAATCGACAGGCCGAGCCATCTTTTTTTCGGCCCGTCGTCAGCCGTCGTCGCCACGCGTAGTCGGGGACGATGGGTCTTACGTATAAGGGAGCGAGCTTCACAAATAAATCTTTGTGTCAATCTTTTTTTTTTCTTGACTCTTGGGCCTACGCGTGGTAGGGGGGTATACCCATGTGGAGTGAGCCTCCTCACAACCTGGTAGGGGGCTTGATTACAATCGTCCAATTTATTCACAAAGGAATATAGAGTCTCATAAAATATATAAGGAGGTATAAAGAATATACATAATCAGAAAAAGTGTAGTAAAACCGAACACGAAAAATAGACGGAAGTCGAATCAAATCAGTGGTTTAGCGGCAGGGTGAATTTGACAGCCGTGCTATCCTTTCTTGACGGGGCATCCGTCCAACTACATTCTGCCATATGTACAATCTAAACATTAGTGAGGGCGGATGCCATGCCTATTGGAATCGTAGACGATATAGAGTTTCAGAAAGAGTTAGAATCCTTGTCTGGAACTCCAAAGAAAAAAGAGTCTCATCCTGAGATTGAGATAGAAGACATTCCTAAACGTGGGCGGTCTGAAGGTGACGTAAACGTACCTGACAGTTTGAGGAAAGTCATAGCAGAAGACGCGCTTCTAAACGGTAGATCCTCTGCTCTCTCCCTTGCAAAAGAATTTGGCGTAAGTCCTTCCTCAGTAAGCGCGTATGCCAAAGGCGCTACATCCACGACGAGCTACAATAATCCCTCCTCGTCAATCATCCAGCACATAAACAAGAGCAGAGAACGCGCAGTCAAGAGAGCGCAGAAAACATTGAATGGCGCACTTGGAGCCATCACGCAGGAAAAGCTGGACTACGCAGATCCCAAAGACTTGGCGTCTATCGCAAAAGATATGACGGTGGTCATCAAGAATTTGGAACCGCCCAAAGAGTCAGTCGAGTCAGTCAGTAATTCCCCTCAGTTCGTAATCTTTGCTCCTCAATTCCGTGAAGAAAAAACATTTGAAGTTATCAATGTAGCGGAGTAAATCATGCCCCTATTGCGTACAGATCCGTTCAATGCGGTACTCCTGAATTCCGAGCCTCTCGCGGTATCTGAGGAACAGAGGTCTTTGATCAAAGAGATCCTAGACATATCGAGTAGTGACTCGCGCTTTGCAGAGAAAGCATACGTAGCCATTTGGCGCGTGTTGACTGTGGGGTCAGTCGAGGAACCCGTCGTGTCGAGTCTAAATCCTGGGTCTGCCACAATAGGTGATCCGTCATTTACTCTACACGTTCTCGGAACGGGATTCAACTCGGAGAGTCTCATTGTGTGGAATGGCTCAGAAGAACCCACGACTTACGTCAGTGCGACGGAATTGACTACAGGGGTAGACATGTCTACTGCTGTAGTTGCAGTGAATATTCCTGTAGCTGTATTGAACTCTGACGGCGTAATGTCAGAGGCTTCTACCTTCGTGATTCAAGATGGAGTATCTGGTCTAGTTGCTAAGTCTGCTCCAGTCAAGTCGCTCCCTCCAGAATATCCCAAGGCGTCAGTCAAGTCAGTCGATCCCCTCCCTCAGTCTAACCCAAAGGGAGTAAAGTAAAGTGCCCACAGAACTTCTCCCTCTAGGTACTCCAGTCACAATGCTTGCGGGAGTCTCTTATGCGCTCCCGGCGGTCAAGGCCACCCTGTTTACGGACGCGACTACTCCAACGATTACGCAGAGTAATACGCAGGCGTTTACTGCTAACGTAGCTGTTACGTTGACGGGTGGTCAGGCGACGGTTACGGGTGGATTTATCAAGGCCGCAGGTAACGCACTTGTCGTCTTGAAGCGAGATTGAGAGAAAATATGTCATTCGATATGAGTCGTTGCCCGCAGAATGAAGAAGAAGCTAAAGCGTGGTTCTACGCGGGAATTGGTCAGTCGTTGGGAGCACCAGCGAATAACTGGGAAACCATAATGACTGGATGTGGATTACCTCCGGGATACGGGCCTGGTGTAGTACCCAACGCGTCGATGCCTTTCTTTGCGTTTACGCAACAGTTCTCAGGTGCGCCCAAAGGTCGGATATTCCTGCCGTCTAACACACCAGACGAGAATGGATACTACACGAGATGTATCCAATACTTGGATGATGCACCCGGCACGTACAGTGCTAAGTCAGACCCACAACAGGATTTCAGGTCAGTTCAGAGTGGACTCGTGTGGGCATGGTACTACGTGGCGGGTAACGAATATTCCCCTGTAGTTCCTGCCAATGGGTCACAACCAATTCCTCCCTCTAGTGGAATCTCTAGAGAGGAAGTCTACGCAATACTCGCAGATTACTTCAAGGTAGACGATAAGATTGCCTTGGAGAGTGCGAATGGAAAGATTATCTGTGCAGAGGGTGGCGGTCCTATAGAAGACAGTGCGCCCTATGACTTTACGGCTCGTAGTAACGTAGGCCCGTGGGAATCTTTCAGAATGCGTAGAGGACAGTAGGAGTAGTTATGCCCTTCGGTCAAGCTATGCGCGGTGCTATGGGTATGGGTGGAGGCGGTGGAATGAGTTCCGCTCAAATTCCATACAACGGTACACCCAGAACAGCTATGCAACAACAGGGCGCAATGTTTGGACAGAATCCTGGGATGGGTGGTGGAACACAATCACCTAGACCGGGTAATCCATACGGTCAACCACAAGCTAATACTCCTTTTGGTGGGGGTATGAGGCAAGGCCCAATGGCCCCTCAAGGTAGATTCGGCCAACAGATGGGTCAGATGCGTGGAATGCTCCCTCAGTTTATGCAGCAGAAGATGGGGCAGATGGGTGGGCAGAGTATGGGTCCAATGTATGGACAACAGCAACAGATGCCACAAGAGAATCCTGAAGCTGTGCAAGAACTACAAGGACAGAAGCCTGCAATGCAGGGTGGAGAAGCTCCGCCTTGGATGCAATCTATGCAGGGTGGAATGAGTCCACAACAGAGTAAGTTGCAACAGATGATGCAAAGGTGGGGTGGACAGGGTGGATATCAACCACCAGCAATGGTAAACAATGGTTGGGGTAAGATGATACCAAGAGAAGAAGCAGAAGCATTTAGACGTAGTGGAGCGGTAGCTTAGTCTATGGCTCTATCACTTCCTAATGAGTGGAGGCCGGAGCCTAAGCAGGAGCTTTTCCTGTCTATTCCTACGACGGTGAAAGAGGCTTTTTATGGCGGAGGAGCCGGTAGCGGAAAGTCCGACGTACTTCTTCTCTATGGAATTGTCCATCGATGGCATGAACATCCTAAATTTAAGCAAGTATTCATGCGCAGAACATATCCAGAGCTGCGCAATGAGATTATTCCGAGAAGCCGTGAACTGTATAGGAAGTTCGGAGCAACTCTTAACAAGACTGAAATGTGTTGGACCTTCCCCAGAACTGATCAATATGGCGGTACGGGTGGAACTAATGAGGGTGCAATGATCTTTTTGGGTCATTGTGAGAATGAAGATGACGTACATCAGTACGACACTATGCAGATATGTCTGTACACTCCAGACGAGTTGACTAGCATCACCGAGTGGATATACACCTACATAACTTTTCAACGCAATCGTGCTCCAAAGGATTCGGGACTTCCTAGTATTACTCGTGCTGCTGGTATGCCTGGGGGCATTGGTCATACTTGGACTTATAAACGCTTTATTAAACCTTACCCTAAAGGCGGGAAAATAATTGTCGGCAAGGGTGGGAACAAAAGGATCTACATCCATTCTACGCTCGAAGACAACTCGCACATCGATCCCACGTACAAGCAAAGCCTTCAAGGTATTACTATTGAAGCTGAGCGAAAAGCCAAACTGTTTGGTAATTGGGACGCTTACCAAGGACAAGTCTTCGACGAGTTTCGGGATCGTAAGTTTGAAGATGAACCATCTAACGCGTTACATGTAGTGGAGCCATTTGAAATCCCACAGTGGTGGCCTAGAATGGTCATTGGAGACTGGGGATTTGCAGCTATGACATGGATTGGTTATGCGGCTATCAGCCCTTCAAAGCGCGTATATATCTATCGTGAACAATATTGGGTAAAGACTAAAATTGCAGAGTGGGCACCTCATGTCAAACTCTACATCGACAAAGAAAGTCCGCGCCTCATTAGATTCTGTAAGTCCGCAGGACAAGAACGAGGACAGGAACACACAATCCAGCAACAAATTGAAGACGAACTTGGACAGTCAGTCGAATTGTCTAATAATACTCCCGGTTCACGCATTGCTGGAAAACTTCTTATACACGAGTACCTACGGTGGCAGCCTAAACTGATAAATGAACAGGAAATGGGAACATACAACGAAGAATATGCGATGTGGATTCACAGAAATAGGGGACTCGCGGAATACAAAGCCTATATGAATTCATTTCTTCCACAAGAACCTGAGAAAAATCTACCCAAATTGCAGATTTTTAAGGATGCAGCTCCGGTTTTAGTGGAAGCAATTAAGGCGTGTAGCTATGATAAACCGAAGGGAAACAAGCCTGCTGAAGACATAGCAGAATTCGAGGGTGACGACCCAATAGATGGCTTGAGATACCTTGTGGATGCAGCTGAGGGGTTCTTTGACGATGCTAATATGGAATTTAAGAAGATTCAGGCACAAGAAGCACTTGTAAATCAGCTAAGTACTTCAAATGATTGGACAGCTTTTTATAGAAATATGCGTAAAGTGGAATCAGATGATTTTATAAAACCTGTAGGAAGGTACAGACACTAATTATGCCTAAATATGCAGAGACTCGTGTTAATATTGAAGGTCAAATAGAAAGAAAGTGTACTACTTGTGATGAATTTAAACCTTTGGCTGCATATAGACAACGAGTTGGAAAACATTTGGGTACTATTGCTGAATGTTTAGAGTGCGAGCGAGCAGCAGCTAGAGATAGAAAGGGCAGTTATTACGAACAAAATAAAGAAAAAATACTCCAAACTAATCGTATTTATGTATTACGGACTAAATATGGTTTAACTAAAGAAGAATTCGACAAACTTGCCCAAAATGGTTGCATGATTTGTGGCAGCATGGAAAAACTGAGTGTAGATCATCATCATGGAACAGGTGTAATTCGTGGAATTTTATGTCATAAATGTAATGTTGCAATTGGTCTCCTAGACGAAGATATAGAACGTATTTCTAAAGTTATTGAGTATCTGACCAATGAGCATCGTAAAGCAGCTGTGTTATAAATGGTTCGGCCTATCCGATATGCCATGTGATACGTGTGAAGTTCTTCGTTCTCAGCTCGATGAGAGCAATAGAGAACGTAGAGAACTTCTGAACCGTCTATTGGATAAGGATAAGGTCGAACCACCTGTTAGTCCACAAGAGGAACTCCGTCCTTTTAAGCCACAGTTTACGCCTTGGCGCGTAAGGCAACAGATGCTTGAGGCTGAGGATAGAAAAGCCGCAGCCTTAATGAAATCTAAGGCACAAGAAATTAGTGAATTAGAAAAGGAATTGGGCGTAGCTAATGCCAGTAAAGTCTGAGAAACAGCGTCGATTCTTTGAGGCAATAGCGCATGGAGCCAAACCTAAAGGTGGGTTAGGTCCGTCGAAAGAGGTTGCCCAGAAATTCCTGTCACATGGGTCGAAAGACTACAGGGGCGAAAAGAACGGAAAAAGAATATGATTATGCTAATTCTCACGCTTGCTGTTGTGGGATTTTTGGTATATCTCATCACGACTTACATTCCAATGCCCCCTATCTTTAAGACTGTTATCTACGTAATTGTGGCAATCATCGTGATTCTGTATTTGATGCGCGTCCTTGGTATCGCTGACATTCCAGTCCGAGGTTGACATGAGTTTCCTAGGAAATCTCGGTAAAGGATTGTTGAAGGTCGGTAAGATGGCCGCGCCAGCATTGAACTTTGTCCCTGGTGGACAGTTCATAAATGCAGGTGTGGGCGCACTTGATACGAAATTCAATCAGGGTGGCTCGTGGGGAGATGCCCTGAAATCTGGAATTACCAGCGGACTTACAGGTGGATTAGTTAAAGGATTAGGCCCCAAGAATACAGACTTCTTACGTAATGACGTAGGAAGTGTGAATAGTAGTCTTGGTGGTGGTGGATGGAAAGATTCGTTGAGTAGGATACTTGGTGGGATGGGTGGAAGTAACCAAGCACCGGGTCAGAGGATGCCGGGTGGTGTAGGTGGTGGTATAGGTGGTGGAATAGGTCAGGGTGGAGGGTGGCAAGAGGCGTTAGGTGGAATTTTGGGTCAAGGTGGACGAGGACAATTTGGAACCCCTCCATATATAGAGGAAAGAGGTGGATTTAATCCGGGAAGGACTTCCTTATATCAGGGGACGGGTGGAGCTACAGATAGAGGGGGTCAAGGACTGAGTAGATTTCATCAGCAGATGCGTCGTCAGCTCGGTCCAGTCATGGGTAATTCGGACCAGAATAATCCAAATCTCGCAGACAGTATCGGCGCGGGTCGTATGGAAGCAATTCGTAATCAGCCTTGGCGTCAGGGATACGACATAAATACTGCGAACGAAGATGACTCCGTGACGACTAGTAGAATGCCTCCATTTTACCCCTCGGGTGGTCGGCGTAGACAGGCTGTGCAATGACTCCTGAAATAGATGACGCCACGAGTAATTTACTAAAGCAAATTGTCGATCATTTCGACGAGGAAGATAGAGGTGTGCGCGATCGGCAGATCAGGCAGTGGCGTAGACTGAAGCTCCTGTGGGAAAATGTTCAGCACACGTACTACAGTGAGGTTGCACATGACTGGCGTATCCCAGAGTCCGAACGGAGTGGAGAAGATTCTGACCAGGGTTATTACGACAAGCCGGTCAATGTCTTTCGAGCTTACCTTGAGTCTATTATTGCTGCTTTGTCTGTTACAGTTCCTCCTATTACTTGCTATCCTGACGACGCGGACAATCCCCTAGACGTTATTACGGCTAAGGCTGGCGATAAGATTGCAGAATTAGTCTTCAGGCACAATGACGCGCCGTTATTCTGGCTTCATGCGTTATTCGTCTTCTGTACTGAGGGCATGACCGCGTGTTACGCGTATCCGAAAGAGGATGAATCCTACGGAACGTACGAAACTAAGAAATACGACGAGAGTTCTGAACTGCACCAAATGTCTGTCTGTCCGTTTTGTGGAACGGAGATGGCGGATAAAGATATTACGGATACGCAGTCAGACAAGTTTATGCCGGGGGAGGAAGACGTAACGATCAACATGGCGATTGACGAGGGCGTAGAAATGTGCCCTACGTGCGCGCAGCAGGTCATCCCCGACAAGAGGAATCAGTCAGTCACGGTTACTCGGCTCGTAGGAGTCACTAAGCACCCAAAGACTCGTATTTGCATGGAAGTTTATGGGGGTTTGTTCGTTAAAGTACCCGTCTGGGCGCGTACTCAGAAAGAATGTTCGTACCTGATCTACTCGTATGAAACGCACTTCTCGAACGTACTTGAGAAGTACCCTCATCTCAAGGATAAAATTCAACGTGGGGGAGCGACGTATGACTTGTACGAGCAGTGGGGAAGAACCAGCCCCCAATACAGGGGAGAACATCCTGTTAATAACGTTACTGTACGTAATTGTTGGCTTCGTCCTTGCGCTTATAACGTACTTCATGACGAAGGTGAAGTGGAACAGCTGAAAAAGCAGTTTCCTGACGGCGTGAAGGTCTGCATCGTCAATGATCTAGTAGCCCATGCAGAAAATGAAGCCTTGGATGACTGTTGGACTCTTACCTACAATCCTCTGTCTGATTACATTCATTTTGATCCTCTTGGGCTTCTGCTAACGTCAGTTCAAGATATTACGAACGATCTAATTTCTCTCGTCCTTCAGACTGTAGAACACGGGATTCCACAGACTTTTGCAGACCCCAAAGTTCTGAACTTTAATGCCTACCGTAATAGTGAGGTAATTCCAGGTGGAATATACCCTGCTACTCCTAAGTCTGGGAAACCGTTGGGAGAGGGATTCTACGAGGTAAAAACTGCTACTCTTTCAGCGGAGGTGTTACCATTCGCAGAGAAGATCCAACAGACGGGTCAGTTGGTTAGTGGAGCACTTCCGTCATTATTCGGTGGGCAAATGGCGGGTAGTAGAACTGCGTCAGAATACTCCATGTCACGCGCGCAGGCGTTGCAGAGACTCCAGACTACATGGAAGATGTTGACCATGTGGTGGAAGACGATATTCGGAAAAGTCATCCCCATGTACATAAAGGAAATGAAGGATGACGAGAAACAGGTCAAGAAGGACGAGTTTGGAAACTTCGTCAATATCTTCATTCGTAGATCAGAACTTGAGGGGAAGATAGGGAATATCGAACTAGAGGCTAACGAGAATCTCCCAATAACGTGGAATCAGCAGAAAGACTCCATTATGGAGCTATTCAAGATGAATAGTGATCCAATTATGGCTATGCTGATGACACCAGAGAATATTCCTTATTTGAAAAGGGCTATAGGACTGAATGACTTCGTTATTCCAGATGGTGACGACAAACAGAAGGAATACGAAGAAATTCAATTGCTCATCAATAGCGAGCCGATAGAAGAACCTCCAGATCCTATGATGGAACAGGAGGCAGCTATGATGGGAATGCCACCACCTCCTCCAATTAGAACACCGTCAGTTCAGGCGGACTATGACGTAGATAATCATATGGTGGCTGCGGACATTGACAGGAGATGGCTGGTAAGTGATGCGGGACGCCTGTGTAAACTAGAAAATCCAGCGGGATACGAGAACGTGTTACTCCACATGAAGATGCATAAAGATATGGATATGCAGAAGCAGATGGAGATGGCACAACAGCAGATGATGGCCCAAGGCGGAATGATGGCCCCGCCCCAACAAGGTGCTCCAGCGCCTCAAAGTACTGGAGAACCATTAGGAGAAGGACAAAGTGAACCTACTATTCAATAACTTGTATGCTCCAGAAGACGCTGGAAGTGGCTCGGGCGAAGAAACAGAAACTTTCGAGCTATTGAATGCGGAAGAAACGCCAGAAATACTAGAAATAGGTAAGACTGAGGCGGGGGAAAAAGATGAGGAAGAAGGGTCAGCTAAAACCGAAGACGAAGACGACGACGAACTCAAAGAAATCGAAGAAGAACTCGTTACTCCCTCGGAAGAAGACCTACTAGAAATCACTACTCCTGTACGTAGGAAAGAGATTCTAGCAAAGTACCCAAAGCTGTTCAAGGACTTTCCATACCTTGAAAAAGCGTATTACAGAGAACAGCAGTTCACTGAAACATTTCCTACTGTTGCAGACGCTAAGGTTGCCGCTGAAAAGGCGAATATTCTTGATCAAACTGAACGTCAGGTAATGAATGGGGATATCAGCATCGTTCTACACGCGGCGAAGCAGGAGAGTCAAGAGGCTTTCAACAAGATAGCCGACAACTACTTGCCTACACTGCGGAAAGTTGATCAACAGGCTTATTACCACGTACTTGGTGGAGTCATAAAAGATACGATAATCACGATGGTGCGTGAGGGACGCGCTCTTGGGGATCAGGGTGCGCCTCTCCAAGCAGCGGCAAACGTCCTGAATCAATTTGTCTTTGGGTCACAGAATTTTCAGCCACATCAACCGTTGGCACGTCAGGTAGACCCAAGAGAACAGAATCGTGAGCAGGAAATACAGAGTCAGCGTCAGCAGTTAGTCTACACGAAGTTCGAGGGTGTAAAGGACGATTTGCAGACTAAGGCAGATAACGTCCTGAAATCCACGATAGACGGACATATTGATCCCAAAGGGTCTATGTCTGATTACGTGAAGACTCACGCGACGAAAGAGGCATTTGAGAATCTGGAAACGCTTATATCGAAGGACGCGCGTTTTAGGTCGCTGTTGGACAAGCTGTGGGAGAAGGCGTTTCAGTCGGATTTCGACAAGGAAAGCACGGATAGGATAAAGTCCGCATACCTGAGCAAAGCAAAGACGCTGTTGCCTAGCGTAATCAAAAAGGCACGAATTGACGCGATGAAGGGTAGACGGACGGAAGATAGTGAAGATTTGTTGGAAACAAAGGCCGAGAAAAAAGGCCCAATTACACCTGGGAAATCCACTTCCCCCTCTAGTGGAAAATACAAGTCAGGAAAAGAAGTTCCAAAGGGCGTAACTACGTTAGATTACCTGATGAAAGACTGAAAAGAGGGTAGAAACCATGGCAGTTGTAGAGTCCCAGGTAGCGGCTCTAGAACTTGAAAAAGTCATTCCGAAAGTACGCGTACTTTTTGAGCGTGACGACAAGTTCTACGCCAACATCAAGAAGCGTGACGTAGAGAAGATCAGTCACAGGCAGATGCGCGTTCCGCTGGAACTGCGTCCCGGTGGTTCATTCCAGTACTTCAATCCAGACGGTGGCGATCTGGGTAGAGGTGGTGGGCCGACGTTTGACAAGGCAGTTCTGAACTGCGTTTTCTTGTCCGAGAACATTGAGTATACGAAACTTACTCAGTGGGCTACTGATGATGCGCGTAAAGCCATCGTCAACTCTGTGAGAAGGCTGACTGCTACGGCTCTCGACGAGATGCGTAGGCAGTTGGACAGTCAGATGATGCAGACGGGTGACGGCGTGTTGGGCGTTGTGACTACGGATACGCCTGCAGGTGGTGCAAATGTCATCACTCTGACGACGGACGGATTTGGAGCACGTCTTGTCCGTTTTGGACAGACGGTCCAGATCTATGACACGACTCTTGCCACAAAGCGTGGTGAGGGTACGATTACTCTGTGGGACGTGGAAAACAAGACTATTTCCATTACTCCACAGATCGCTGGCGTGTTGACTGGCGATAAGATTGTCACGGCGGGATTGACTTCTCCTGCTAGTCTTCCTGCATTGTTTGGAGTTCCGTATCATCACAGTAATGCGTCTGCAGGAACGTGGCTCGGATTCTCTCGTAGCACAACTCCAGAGATTCGTGCAAACCGCGTCAATGGCGGGAGTGCGGGATTGACACTTCCTCTCCCTCGTCTTGCAATCAACAAGATTGGGAATCGTGTAGGAATGGAGAACAGCTTCAATCCTACCGCGTGGACCCATCCGTGTCAGATGCAGGCGTATGAGGAAATTGGGCAGCTCGTTTCCATTATTCAGAAAACAGCCAAGGAAGAAGGGCTGAATATGTATTTTGGAAACAACATGCAGTCGGCAGGTATGCAGTTGGCAGGTGCAGGAGTCAAGCCGTCGTACAATTGGGACAAGACGCGCATTGACTTCGTGGTAGACGAGGTGTGGGGACGCGGAGAGATTCTCCCCATCGGATTCTACACGACTGACGGACGGAAGATTTTCGAAATCCGCGGTGCGAGTGGTGGCGTTGCGGCTGCTGAGATCTTCTACATGGTGGTAGGCATGCAGACGTTCGTCTCAAACCCTGCAGCCTGCTCCTATATAGATTCTCTTGCCGTGCCAACGGGTTATTAGTGATTTAGGGAGAGTTTGAAAATGATGATTCCAACACCTGAATCTGGAAGTCCTGAGCCTGATAGTGATTGGGGAAAGAAAGTAAAAAGACTTCTAGATGAAAGAACTTCCATTAACTTGGAAACGGGTTGTTGGGAATATTCAGGGACCAATTCCGGTGGATATGGTCAAATCATGATTGATCATGTATTTTACTATGTCCACCGGTTATCGGCCATGATGTATCATGATTACACTCCTGAAATGACTTATCTGCATGTTCTCCATACGTGTAACAATAGATGTTGCTGGAATCCCGCACATATTTATCTTGGAGATAATAACCAAAATATCCAAGATAAAATGGAGGCTGGCAATGCACGTGGTAAGTATTCTGATGTAACTCAATGTATAAATGGTCATGAGTTCACCGAACAGAATACTTATTGGTACACAAAGTCTGATGGTAAGATACGGAGACAATGTAGAGAATGTAAGGCAATTAAGGATAAGGAATACAAGGCAAAGAGGGCTTTGTTGAAATTTGGAAAGGTTGGATAGACATGGCTGCAGAATCTGATTGGCAGCGGTATACACCTTGGGGAGCACCTACGTCAACTATGGCATCGGCTGCAACACTTGCACCCGGACCTGGATTGACAGTACTTACGGGTAACACGGCAATCACTACGATTACGCCGCCTATGACGAGTCCGCACATGATTTGTCTCGTGTTTGCGGGAACTGCGGGTATTACGGCTGGTAACAACATCGCCAACACCAAGGCATCGGTGGCTGCTGAAGCGATGTTGCTTGTGTATAACACGATCACGTCGAAGTATCACGCGGTCGGTTAATCTACGCAAGGGATTTGGGCCTTGCTCCAGAACGTCGTGGACGAAATCAGACGTGACAATTCGGAGAGACGAATAATTCATCTCATGGTGGAGGAGGCGAGATGATTCCAGGAAGTATCTCGAAAGTATCGGAGACTACAGTTGCTAGTGCTGCGTCTATTCGTGCTACAGCAGACGTGGTGAAAGTGACTGGAACTACAGGAATCAATACCATCGTGCCGGGTATTGGGCCGGGTCAGAGTCAATTCTTGATGCTGATTCCTGTGGATGGATCTGTAGTTTTGGGTACATCTGGAAACATCTTGATTGGCATCACTGCTGTTGTCAATCGAGTTGTTTTCATGGTGTACTCCAGAGCTACAGCTAAGTGGTACATCAACTCGGGAGTTTAGGAAATTGGAATCAATCGAAACTCTGAATGCGCGTCTAGTCGATCATTTTGGATTGGACACTTCTAGTGGACAACCCATATTCCGTATCGTGTGGGCTGACGACGAGACAGAGATGAGATTGATTGCTACTTTGGATACGGGTATTCACTTGCTTTACCCAGAAGTACGTGAAGTAAAGAAATACCCGTATCTTCTTCACTTGTACGTGCTTGAGCGTCTAGTCGTAGTTCCAGACGTAAATCAGCGTGAGTTGCCAGCCACGAAATTGTCATACGAGCCTGTTTGGGCTTACAGAGATGCGCACGGCAATCCTCTACCCCCTATTTGGGACGCCACAAAGCTCGTAGTGGATGTGTTATATGCTGCTCTTGGGAAGAAAAGTCTCAGAAAATACACGGACAGTGAAGAAAACACTACGAAAGAGGGTCGTGAGCAGAGAATAGACAAGATTGCAGAGGAACTTTTTGGAGATGAAACTGAAACAGGTGACGCATTAGCTTACGGAGAGGCTATAGTCGTGCCGAGAAACTACGAAAGGGAGTCTTGAGATGCAGGTAGGAGAGTTTCCTGGGTTACAACAGACTAACAGAAGAACTATACGCGCTCCAATTAACCCGTTGGACAAGTCTACAGTCGTTAGTATTCTTCCAAAGACGATTTCAGAGCGTAAAGCCACGATTACGCCAGGATTCTTTGAAATTCCTCCGGGGAGCTTTGAAAATCCGTCCCTTCTAGTCATTGGACCAAGTAGTTGGTGGCGTGAAGTAGACGAGAATCAGCCTTTGTTGGAAATTCCTGTCTCCAGTATTCAAGTTGCGGACTCAATAGTCAGGGATTACGCAAATGGACTACTCGCGTGTAATATGGCAGACCAAATGCCTGGTATTTTCTATATTCCTGGTGAATGGACAGTTGCAAAGCTGAAAGCTGAACATTCTCCACTCTTGCTGAAAGCTCAGGCAGGTCAAAAGAAGTGGTTTCTCGAACTTGTACGTATTGCAGACATTCTGTGGTCGAGAAGTAATGGGAATCCTCTTTCGATTAGTGACGACGCGCGACTCGCGTGTAAGCAGTTGAATATTACACAAAAGCCGTGGCTTGGAGACTTGCAGACTGCAGAACTGGTTCGATGTGTAGCATGTGGAAGCCTGAGAAATCAGTTGTTTCCAATCTGTCAGACGTGTAAGGCAATTGCTGACCCTGTTAGAGCCAAAGAACTCGGAATTACGTTCGCTCAGTAGGAAAAGAGGAAGAAAATGCCACTAGGTCAAGTTACAGTTACCGCAAAGACGGGTCCAGACAGGACGAATACTGCTCTGGTCGTAAGTAATGTGCAAGCAGTGAATTTTGATTTGATGCAGCCATCACTTCAAATTCAGACTCAAACTGGTGTAGGTGACAACATCAAGGAATATGATCTGACTGGTGTTACCACCATTACCGCATCTGTTACGTCTGGCGTGATTGCATTTGTACTTTCATAGGAGGATACAATGACTGAAGTTACAAAACCAGAAGAACAGAAATTGAAGGAGAAGGAAGAAAGAAGGGGAAAGGAGAGAGATGCAGTTAGGAAGCAGGCAGAAGATGCTTCAAAAGCACATGACGAGCTAGGAAAGAAATTTCTGAAGGAAGATGCGGAAGAAGCTGAGAAGAAGGTGAAAGAAGCGAAATGAGTACGATAAGTCAGGTCACAGAGATTCTACAGACGTATGGGGGATTAGAATCCAATATTCCGTGGAATCATCCCTATTGGGAATTGCTGACCTTACATCGAGCGGGTGTAGTAGACGCGCCCGAACGGGTGTATGTCAGGCCAACGGCAGAGACTAAGGCACCTCCTAGTGGAACGCCTGGACAGATTCAGGCTAAACTAGCTCAATTGCGTACTCAGAATAGAGCTACTCTATTAGCTTTTGGTCGTAGAGAGCCAGATATTCCGTATACGAATGATTACTGGTTCACGAAGAATCAGATTTTGGCTTTGGAAAGAGAATTGGCTGCGTTATGAGCACTACGTCATTAACTGCTGGTGAAGTCATGGATAGGGCTGCAGCGTTAATGAATGACCCTGCCAAGACAGACTATACTTACACGGCGCAACTACCATACTTGAATATGGCTATTGATGAATTGGTGGAGTCACTGGAAGAAAGTAATGCCAGTCCAACTAACCAAACGTCAGCAGTCATAACTGTTACAGCGGGGATGAATAAAATCACCCCACTAGAACATGCGGACTTGCCTCACTATCCTGTAGACCTCGTAGAACTCCAAGAAGTAGGAGAAAGACCCTCGGGAAGTAGTGACCCCTTTCTAATGTTGGGTAGGAAAGAGTTTCTACAGGCTTTTCCTGCTAGTCAGTCACTTCTCTTTTGGTGTTGGGAAGACCAGCAAATCAAGTTCAATCCAAACGGCGCGTTGTCTGATCGTGATATCCAATTGAGGTATATCAGACAAGCCATTAGTCAGGCGGCAGATGACGCGTCGGTCATAGGGGCAATTAATGCGCGGTCTTACTTGGCGTATAAGACTGCTAGTCTCTGCGCCATGTACATTGGAGAGAATGAAACAAGGGCGGGGATTTTGGCTACAGAGGCAGAGAGAGCATTGGAGCGATTGACGGGCATTAACAACAAGGGAAAACAGCAGATTATGACGCGTCATCGTCCCTTTAGAGCGGGATGGAAGTCTAGGGGGTATTGATGCCTGGTGTTAGAGATCACGAGCCATTAGTCATTGAACAATTTGAGGGGTGGTGGAAACGTGGAGATCCAGAATCGGCTCCTAGTGACCACTTTACTGTAGCTGACAACGTACAATACTTTCACTCGGGAGTAGAGACTCGTAGTGCAATTGACACGTATCAGAATGAGGCTACGCACTTAGTCTCGATTCTACGGGTCTATAACTATGTGACGCAGACTGGTCAAACTCTGCTAGTCCTGACTACGGGAGGAAAGATTTATCACGTAGTCAGTGCAACGGTGGTGCATGGGCCAATATTAGAAATAGCTACGATGGAAGACTTTGGATTCGTGGCTATTGCTGGATATGCGTACATTACCCCATTCAAGTCCTACGTGAACGCGCAAGGAATCAATTACGAACTTGGATTAGCCAATGAGTTTGTATACGTCTATAAAGGAGATGGTACTCCAGCTAGGAAAGCTGCTGGCAATCCTCCTATTAATAGCGGTAAGCTACCTTTTCTTGCTTATAATGCTAAGAATGATGGGGAAGTTACTAAGGGCCTTCATGTAGTTGCCGTGTCGTTTAACGACGGGATTTTGGGTACAGAAGTCTTTCCGATTGTAGACGCGCCGGGAGACAAGCAGATAGAACTTCACAATATTCCTATCGGTCCTGTGGGGACGGTGAGCCGAACTATCGTGATGACGAAAGTCATTCCGTACGAGGAATGGAAGATTGATCAGACTACGTACACATACTACTTTGTAGAGACTATTCCAGATAATACGACGAAAGACAAGAAAATCAACAAGGCTGATGATAATCTAGTCACTGCATACGTGCCAGGTGGTACAGCTGCTCCTGTGACTGATGGATTACTAGTACAGCAGGTAGAGACTGACCCACCAGGATTCTGTGACTTTGGATTTCATCTTGTGGGAGTTGTATACGAGACTGATACTGGCTATCTTAGTGCTCCGGGACCGGAGAATTTTGGTGGACAGACGTACGTAGATACGCGTAAGTCAATCAAAGTATCGAATATTCCAGTCAGTCCAGACGCGCACGTCAAGAAGCGTCACTTGGTGAGTACGAAGTGGATTCCTGAGTACAATGGAGATCAAAAAGGATATCAGTTCTTCTTCATTCCGAAGGGGACTCTTGAAGATAACACAACTACCTTCAAGATTGTCGATTATTACGATTCTGATCTTTTATCTGATGCTAGTCATCTTACTGACAATTTTAGTCAGATTCCAGCTGGTGTAAATCTCAACACGTACCATAGTAGGATGGTTCTTGTGGGTGATCCTACGTATCCTGAGAAGGATGATGGTACGCCAGACACTACGAAGCCTGATAATCGTTCAGTGGCTAGAGTGTCGTTTCCTGGTGAACCGGAGGCGTTTAGTAAAGTAGACGGACTGCTGATAGCGCCTCTAGATGGCAATCCATTGACTAATTGCCAAGAATTTAGGGACGTGTTATACCTGTTTAAGAAGACTAGAACGTACGCGTATTCGGATAATAGCGATGAACCGGCTACTTGGACTTCTGAGACATTGGATCAAGGAGTTGGTGCTCCTGTTCATGGAATCGCTACAGTTCTGGACTCAGGTGGAGTGAATACTGACTTTCTGTTAGTCGCGGATTGGTCAGGTTTGATGATTTTCAATGGTACATATGCGCGTCCAGAGTTGAGTTGGAAGATTGAAGACTACTGGATGGGTATGACTAGGAATGACTTTCGTTATATCCAACTGGTGAATGATAGCCTATCGAAGAAAATCTGGATGACGCTTCCCCCACCTGTAAGGCATCATATGTTGCATTGTGACTATGCAAATGGATTGGATGCAAAGAATGTTAGATGGGCCAGGTGGATATTTGATGCGAAGATGAGTGCTGCGACGTTAATTGAAACGAATAAGCTAGTACTTGGTGCGTTAGAAGCTGCTTCCCTACCATGACTGATGTACCTTTTCTGACTGCTGCGTGGGCTTTTAGTTACCATTACACTTTGACATGGACTCATAGTGGTAGTGATATTTTCGGTTGGTATATTCAACTTTGGGAAACTGACAATCCGACTCATTTTCTGGTTAGTAACCAGTATTACAACACTGCTCTACGTGAATTTCTTGTGCCGCAGAATATAATGGGAGCAGAAGATTTACAAGATGATACGGACTACACAGCACAAGTAACTGCATTATCATTGTCAGGTCATGTAGCAAGTAGGAAGGCTTATTTTTCAACTGGACATACAGTTTCTCATACATTCTTTGATGGAACAGAGTATACTTGGGCGAAGCATGATTTACCGATAGATGGATCACATCATTTCTTGTGCGAACAGGAAATTAGTCATATTGGTGATTTTACTTTACCCTCAGATTTCTTACCAGCAACAGCTATTCCAACGGCATTAAACACAGCTATACGATATAGAGTTATTGCTCATACAGATGGTGAGGGATGGGATGCTAAACGTCAACCAAGTATTCATCTATTTGGACGACCGGTAGGACATACACCAGATTGGAGTGTTGGCGTTAAATTTTCATCAATTACAGTTAATGGTGGTCATGCGAGTGGAGAATGGAATTCTTTGATTGGACCGCCAGATGGGTGGGTCGGTGATACCTATAACAATGATTTCATAGATGATGAAATTACATGGCGACAGGCTAGTGCTGGTTTAGATCCTGATACGGGAACATATCCTGATCAAACAGCTTGGACACGCGCTAATTTGTTGGCTTATAAGTGGGGATTTGCTTGGTGGGCATCAGTAAATGATGATACGTCAGACTTAATACCTGTATATGGTGTATATTCGAGAACTATCATTAATGAAGGTCGGATTAATAAATTCAAGGTATTCGTAAATTACGTATATCCACCGTGGTATGAGGGTGATCCACCTCCTGATCCATCTCCTGATCCTGAACCAGATCCAGATATACCAAATTTGCCAGGAATATTTGTAGTACCAGGTGTGGGCATTGCGGCTCCACCTACTGGGCCACCGAGACATGATACGTATTATGGACTAGTGACAAAGAAGATACCGAATCCGACGATTAAGACTGCATTGTTTGGAGAGTAAACATGCCGAAGGGTGCAGCATTAAGTGAAGTTAGTTCAGGCGAGAATATCAGTCATTTCGCGGCTATACGCGTGCGTGTGACTGGTTCTGGTAATTTGAAGATGGCTGTCTCGTCATTGGATGATTTGAAGACTAAAACTCTCGTGCCATTTTCCATGATTGCTGCGAACAGGATTATACAGACTAGACTCGTGAATTTCATGGAACAGAGAGCGAGTTTCGAGTTGAAGACGACTGAAATAGATGAACACTTCAGAATCAATCGAATTGTAGTGTTTATGAAGGAAACTTTCACGTCGTATCCGGGGTCGTAAGATGGCATTTCGTCCTCCTAAGAAACAGCCAGAATTTGCGGATCTGAAGGGGATTCTAGCTCAGACTAGAGACACTGAGAATCCTCTGTATCAGACTGTTCAGGTGTTAATTGAGCGATTGACACAGTTTCAGACTGTTACACTCGAAACAGTAGCAGATATCAACAATAGCATCAATAATTCTGAAACTATCCTGAATATTGCAGCAGATAAGACGGCTACATATCACACAAAGAATGACGAAAGGGCTAAATTACCTAATTCCTGGCAATTGTTGGCAGGTGAAGGAATAGAATTCGATGATACGATTCCAAATAAGAGGACAATCAATAGCTTGGGAAATTGCAGGTACTACGATGCGCCGTTGACTGATGGAAACGTACTCGACACGGGATTCATATTCGGATTGGGCGAATGTATTATAGTTCAGGTGCCTAATGCCTAGTAGTCGCTTACAGGACGTAATTCTTCGGGGATTATCTGCAAGTAAACCTCTACCGGGGGACGTACCTCCTGGTACATTGTATTACTCAACTGATACGCTAGTTACAGAACGATGTTCGAATGATGGAACTGCGTGGGAAGATTTTAGTGACGCGGGCTTGGGTAGCGGAGGCGGGGGTACAGGGAGTGGAAACTTTCTGATTAGTGGTGGTGTAGTCACTTGGATTGTTGATTACGACTTTCTTGTCTCTGCGGCTACTTACAGAATTCAGAATATCCTGTATTCTAGTGCAGAACAGACTATTACTCTCGACGCCGCGCATCCTACGAATCCACGCCTAGATTTGATTGGAGTAGACAATACAGGGACAGTATTCAAGGTTACTGGTGTCCCAAACGTCAATCCATCTGAGCCAGATATAGACCCTGGGACGCAGCTAAAGTTAGGAATAGTGCTGGTTCAGGCTGCATCTACTGAACCAACGATAGACACTGAAGTATTGTATGCAGACAATGCAGGAAGTCCTGCGGAGTGGAATTGGAGTACGTCAGGGAGTGGATTTAACGTCAATTCAACCACTAATCCTAAGGCTCCGTCTACGAAGGATATCGAGGCTACGGCAGTTACGAATGGCAGTTATGCACAAGGACAGCATGGAACAACAACTATTATCCCTTATAACTTCAACAATCTTATCTTGTATATCCGATCCAAAGCTACTTGGTCAAGTGGCAGAGGATTGTCAATCACCCTTAGAAATGCAGGAGTTCAAATTGGCAATCCAGTCACTATCAATAGAACTGGTACGTTCGGGTTTGATTCGTCAATCACCGCAGATTATCAGTTAGTTGCAATTCCTGTTACGACTTTTGCTATTCCTTCGGGAAGTACGGTCAATCAGATTCGGATTGCAGCGTTTGGCGCGGGTCATGGATTCTATCTTGATGCGATAGAGTTTCAGGGTGGTAACATTAGTCAGTCTGGTGTAACACAGGATCAGGCTGATGCACGTTATGCGCAAAGAGCCAACAATCTTTCGGATCTTACTTCTATACCTACTGCTCGTACCAATTTGGGTCTTGGTGCTCTTGCTACTCTCTCTACTGTGGGGCCAGCAGAATTAGCTTCGACTGCAGTAACTCCTGGTTCGTATACGAATACTGACCTGACAGTTGATGCTGATGGTAGGATAACTTTAGCTGCTAATGGGAGCGCGGGTGGAAGTGGATTAGATCAATTAACTGGTGATGTAACTGCTGGTCCTGGCTCTGGTAGTCAAGCTGCAACTATTGCAAATGATGCAGTTACATATGCAAAGATGCAGAATGTGTCTGCTGCGTCTAAATTGCTTGGTCGCGGTGACAGCGGCAGTGGAGATACTCAGGAGATTACGTTAGGTACTGGACTATCAATGTCTGGTACTACTCTTAACGGTACATCAGCAACTAGAACTGGAACTATCACCATGATAGTTGATGGTGGTGGTTCTGCTGTGACTACTGGACTGAAGGGATATTTAGAGATTCCTTTTGCTTGTACGATTACTGCATGGACTTTGCTTGCAGATGTTAGCGGTTCGATAGTTGTTGATATTTGGAAGGATACGTATGCTAACTATCCTCCAGTAGTGGGTGATGTGATTACTGCTTCAGCCAAGCCAACCATTACTACAGCATTGAAGAATCAAAGCACCACTTTAACTGGTTGGACGACTTCAATTACGGCTGGTGATATTCTAGCATTCAATGTGAACTCTGTGACTACGATTACGAAGGTCACCATAAGTCTGACAGTACAAGCCTAGTTTCAGTTTCGTTAGGGTGAATTATGGCTCTATTGTTCATGGATGGATTTGATCACTACGGTACTAGTGGTATTATATACACTCTTGGTAAATGGGCAAGTGGCGCAGCTGATGCCATTGCAGCTACATCACCTGTTCGTACCGGATCACATTCACTTCGATTATATGGAAATAATCCAGGTCATGCAATTTCCAAACCATTATCACCAGCTAGTACTGGTTTTGTAGTTGGGTTAGCCTTTAATCCTACTATTGCATTTACTGGAACGAATGATCTCATCCAAATTCGTGAAGGTACAACTGTTCATCTTACTTTATCTGTAAGTGCTGCTGGAGTTTTTCTTGTTAGACGTGGTACTACTACGTTGGCTACTGGTACTACAGCAATTGTTCTTAATTCTTGGACTTATTTAGAATTTAAGGGTATTATTCATGACACGACTGGTTCATATGAAGTGAAGATTGATACTGTAACTGAAGCTGCATTAACTAATGCTGGACCAACAGATACGCGAAATGGAGGAACAACTGGACAATGGGATCGTGTATGTCTTATCAATCCTTATCTTGCTAATACTGTTGCATATGTAGAAGATTTTTATATATGTGACACAAGTGGATCTGCTCCACGTAATGACTTTCTTGGCGCAGTGAAAATCGAAACACTCTATCCTCAGACTGATGCTGTCGCTGCTGGATCAAATGCTGGATTAACTTGTTCTACTGGAACTGATCATGGTGCATTGGTTGATGAGACAACTCCAAACACATCAGATTATAACTCTGGTTCAACTGTAGGAGTAAAGGATACATACAACTATCCAGCAATGGCATTAGCTGGAACTGTACTTGGTGTTCAAGCTAATTTGTACATGCAGAAAACTGATGCAACTGCTAGAACTGTATGTACAGTAACTAGATCAGCTAGTACTGATAGTGATGGAGCTAATGTTAGTCCATTGACTAGTTGGGCTTATTTTAGTGAAGTGCGTGCGCAAGATCCGAATGCAGGAAGTCCTATTGAATGGACTGTTGCTGCGGTTAATGCTGCTCAATTCGGGATGAAAGTGACTTCGTAGTGGCTATTGCTTTAGTTGCATCGACTGGTAAATCAGTTGGAATCAATGGCGGATCATTAGATGCCATTAATACTACTGGTGCAACAGCTATTATCGTTGGGGTGGGAGGATTTGGTACTGTAACTATTTCTGATAATAAGGGAAATAGTTATACACCATTAACGGGATATACACAAGCAGATTCAGCTACTTTCAGATTTCATTATGTTCTAACACCTGTTGTTGGATCTGGACACGTAATAACGCTTAGTGGATCTGGTATTTATTGTGCTGCTACTGCATATGCATTTTCAGGTGCAATTAATTATGATTCACGGCAAAATGGGGCGTCTGGAACATCATCCCCCTTAAATGCTGGAAGTGTAACGCCATCAGTTAATGGTGCATTAGTTATTACTGGTACAACTGCTGGAGGAATAGCAGCTACTTTCAGTACTCCATCTGGATTTACTGGATTAATACAAGTTACAGGTATTGGTGCAGTTTCGGTATATGCGGTTGGGGCATACCAAATTCAAACTACTGCTGCTGCGATTAATCCACAATGGACATGGACTGGATCTACAAATGTAGCGGCGGCAGTAGCAGTATTTGCTGAGATACCTGGAACAGCAATAGCCAGACTATCGCAACTACCTGTTGAAGTTGGAATATTAGACAGTGTTCCAGTTAGTTTTAGGTTATCTCAGCTTGCAATTGAAGTTCTGATAAATACGAGTATAGTTCCACCAACTGTGACTGAGAAGACGCAGTTCATGATTATCATGCCTTGAGGTGATGTATGCCAGCCTATAATCCCTATCAGCAGACTTCTGGGGGAGATCCACGCGGACGCGCTCAGAATCAGGGTGGATACCAACAGCAAAGGTATGAGAGTCAACAGGGTCCAATGGTCAATGCGTTCGCGCATAACTATGGACGTGGTTCAGAGATGGATTTCGGCGATAGAGCCGACATAATGAACCAATATCGAAACATTGCGTCAGGCGCGGGTGGACCGGGTGGGGGAGGTGGTGGGGGAGGCTTTGCAGCGTCACATATTGGCTATAATGACCCCTTTAAGTCTTATGGAGGATACGAAGAATTCTCTAAGACAGGGGGTTATTCGAGAGATGACATAGCTAATATGAGGTCGCGTGGAGTCAGTCCTATACGCGCTTCATACGCCAATGCTGAACGTGAAATGGGTCGTCAGAGGTCACTTCAGGGTGGATACAGTCCTAACGCCTTTGCAGCGCAAGCAAAGATGGCTAGAGAACAGGGTCAATTGGGTGCAGATGCCACTCAAAACGTCGAGGCAGGACTTGCAGAGGCCCGGAATAAGGGGAGACTCAGCGGTCTAGGTGGAATGTCTGACATTGAGAAGCAGAGACTCGCAGCGGACCTTGAAGTAGCCAAATTCAATGCCTCTGCGAACATGTCGGCGGGCGCGTCTGCATCTGCTGCTGGAGCAGCAAGTAGAACTGATCAACTTAGAGCATTACAGGGCATGACTAGTCTGTATGGAACGACTCCTGGCATGTCTAATATGTTTGGAAATCAACTTCTTCAGGGAGTCGGTCAGGGTGGTACTTTTGGCCTTGGATTGATGGGTAGACAGAACGAAGGTCAACAGTTGCCAGGTGCATACGAGCAGAATATGGGTAGATTCAAGGATATCTACAATACTGGTGCCCAAGTAGCCTATCCATTCATTGATGCTTGGAAAAAGAGACAAGGTGGGGGCGGACAGGTTCAAGCTAACACTATGAATCCGGACGAAATGTAACATGGCATACGACATTCAGCGACTCCGCCAGCAGCAGATATTCCAACCTCAGCCCTACGAGGATATGTCGGGTATGGGGGAACAGTATGGGATGGGTATGGGTGGGGGAGGGATGAATTACACGCCCGTGCCCTCCATACGTCCTGAGGAAGCTGCACTTCCACCACGCTCACAGGGTCCATTGGAGCAGATAGGACAACAACCAGCCACTAGTCCTACGTTCCAAGAGGAAACTATTCTGCCGAATCAGATACCTGCAGATCCTACACGCACGCCAGCAGGAGCCTCTCCATTGAGAACTAGTGGGACTACTGCGCAAGAGATAATTGACCTTATAAACAAGCAATATACGCCTGAGACTATAGATAGGGATAGACTACGTAAATTGATGGATGCGGCTCCTGAGCGTGAAGAACCTAGTATCATGCGTCGGATTGTTGCTGGAGGCATAGGAATAGGGTCCAAGACGCCCATTGAAGACATGGAAAAGGTGATGTATGCGCTACATCACCGTGCAATGGACGACTGGAAAACTAAGGCCGAGCCATTCAGTAAGACCGCAGATTTAGAGGGTCGAGCTAATGTCAATGAGCGTACTTTGGCGGGTAATGTAGCCTCCGCAGCAGTCCAAATAGATAGGACAGAGGCTCAAAGAATACGCGACGAAGGGAAACAGGCTGTAGCAGAGAAAAACGCTGAAAGTACGCGTGTCCGGTCAGCCGCGTATGCAGCCAAAAATAGCGGTTGGATCGTCAAAGTTGCAGGTGACAGAATCGTAGCAGTTAATCCCAATCCTCCAGGTCAAATGATTGATTTGGGTGATTCTGGGATGATGGATCAGAGAGAATTGGAACTTCTACGGAATACAGGTAAAGTAGAGACTGCTAAGGCTACCGGAGAAGCAGCATTAAATCGATTGGAAGCAGGTGGAACTGGAATTTTCCAAAGAGATGGAAAACAGTACAGATTTGATCCTGCTACAAATTCGATGGTCGAGGTTCCGGGTGCGGGAGGTTCAATACAGAGGCCAGGAACACCCGGAGCAGCATCAAGAACTAATACATTAGAGGATATACGTCAGGAACAGGCAAGATATGAAGACCTGTACACGTATGACAAGACAGCTAGGAAGTGGATTAGAAGGAAAACTGATGGTAAGTTCGAGATGAAGAATAGGCCAGAGGTAGGAACAGGTAAGACCTTTGGTATTTGGGGTGAAGGGGTAACTGAAGAAGACGTAAAGGAATGGGATGCTGTAAAGGCTAAAATAGACCCAACCTATAAGCCTGGATCAGCAGGTATTGGACCTACGGGTACTACGAAGCCAGTAGAGGCTAAACCACAGGGAATTGGGCCTTCTAATACTCCTGCTGCTGCGGGTACTGGACCGGGTGGATTTACGCCTGCAGGAAAGCCCAAATACGGCCCCCTATTGCCTGAAAAGTTCAAGGCGAAAGAAGCTGCTCCGACTGCCGTTGGATCGGGTGAAGTTGTAGTTAGAGACAAGAAGACTGGTAAAGAATTCGCAATGCGTAAGGAAAATCTGAAGAAGGCACTTGATACTGGATTGTATGAACAGGTGAAGTGATGCCACAAAATCCTGATGATCCTTACGGATTGGGCCTACGTCCTCTAGATTCTGGTACGAATGATGATCCATACAATCTAGGATTACGTCCTCTAGACCAAGACGAGGAAGAAGAACAGCCTGGATTCCTTGGGAGTATGTTTACCGCACCTAATGCGGTTAGGTTCGGTCTATCTACCATAGGCGACCTTGCTGCACCGTTTACCTTTGGAACTAGCCCATTCATTGGTGGGGCTGTGGGTGAGGGTATAGGCCGTTGGATGGAGGGAAAGGAATTTGACCCCTCTATTATGGCTCTAGAGGGTGGGTTAAACTACCTTCCTGGTGCGGGTAAATTAGAGCGGACGGGCTTGGGAGAAATAGCTAAATACGCGGCTCGGTCTGCGGGTCATGGTGCGGTCCAAGGGGCCGTCGGCGCGTTCCCACGTCATCAGGCTGACAAAGGAAATCTGTGGAGTCCATCTAAGTACGAGATGCCCTCATTAGAGGAAGTCGCTGGTCAGACGGCTGGTGGCGGTCTAATGGGTGGCATATTGGGTGGTGCGTTTGGAGGATATCAAGGGTATAAGGGTAGGAGTAAGCCTCTAAACGTAGGGGATATGGGAGGGGCTACACAACAGGACTTGCCATATGCGGGCTTACGTGAGCCTGAATGGTATCAGCCTCCGTCTGGATTAGAGCACGAAGGGCCAATGCACGGTCCGGAAATTGGACCATACGGTATACCTAACGAAAATCAAGGAAAACTACCTTTCAATATTGATCCCCAAGGACAGGGGATGTTGTTTGACGACGCGGGTCCAACGCCTCCTCCGCCCAAGCCTCCACCTCCTCCTGCTGGTCCTCTAGGTACACCTCCATCTCCCTCTGGAGGTATCAATATAGATATGACAAATCCCAATGTCATACCTCCAGGGACGCATTTATCTGATAATCAGCAAGTAGTTACAATAACAGCCCCCGATCAAAATAACGTGGCATTTTGGCGTGCTAGGGGATACGTGTCTGTGCAGGGTCTAGTTGACTCTGAAGGTCATCCACAGATGGTGCGTGGTGATGTAGCTCCTTTGTTTGTAACGGGGGATAAAAGACCTACTGCACCTCCTCCACAACCTCCAACACCAGCACCCGGACCCATTAGTCAGGGTCAAACAGGTATTGCTCCGGGTGAAGATCATGTAGTTCCTAATCAGGTAGCAGACCAAGCAGGTTATAGGGAAAACATGGAGAGGGGTGGATATGGAGTAGCTGGTAGGACTGCTACCCACACTACCTTTAGAGAAGTTCCTTTAGCTCATGCTGATGACGGTAGTGGCGGAGCTATGAGTCCAGAGGAAGTACGTGCTAACTTTACAAGGATGTTAGGACGTGAGCCTACTGAAGAAGAAATGGCGTTAGTCCTATCTCGTCAGGTTAGGCCAGGAGAACAGACTGGTAGAGTAGCCCAATTTGATAGAGGATTTGAACCAGAAGAAAACCAAAATCCTGCTGGTTTACCACCCGTAGATCCTGCTAAATTACAGCAATTTGCTACGGGATTACGTGCGTCTACAGAAAACAGACTAGGAATGGGAGAAGATGATCCAAACGCGCCGCTGACGCCCCTCCCTCCACCACGCGCTCCATATGGTGAGCCTCGAATTGGTGGTGAAGAAACAGGAGAACGTATAGCGGGCGCATTTCCTGCACCGTTGGGACCACGTAGTCCGGTAGAGGGATACGATATACCTGCTCCACCTCCACCAGAGGGACAGGGAAATCTACTTCCTGGAGTAGTGGAGAGGAATAGACTAGAGAATATTGCTAACGCAGGAAATCAAGATATTTCGACTAACGTAGGTATGCTTCGACAAGAGCCTACTCAGCCCTCCATGATAGATGATTTAATTGACGCTGAGATACAGGATAGGACTAGGGAAGGCCCAGTACCTCCTGAGATGAGAGACTTATCTGAATATGGGCCTGATGATTTATTGCCTATGAGGGGTAGACCATTAAATATTAAAGATGCACTTACCACTAAAGGAATGGATGATCCTGTTGCAGTAGCTATTAATGAAGCAAGATTACTTGGATTGAATCCTGAAGATTTCGACAATCTAGGTGAATTGCAATGGGCTATTGCACGTAGGGTTGCGCAAGAAGCAGTACGTACAGGTAAGAATCCTTTAACTGATCCCACCTATAATTCAGGTGATGCACCTGGATATCATCATATTGGTATAGGTGAATCCAAAGTACGTGTACCTCCCGAAGAACCCCTAGCGATGGGTCGTAATGCATTGACGGGTAAGGCGGTCTTTACCGTCAATCCCTTGAACTCTATCAAAGAGTTGACGGGTGGATATAGCAAACCACTTCCATTTGTAATGGTGCGTGAGGGGATGCAGAATGCCCTTGATGCAATCAATACTCTTGGTATGAGTGGTGAGATTAAAGTAACTATTACAGATGCTAATTCTACTACAAAGAAACCCGCTTCTATTATAATAGAAGACAATGGTAAGGGAATGACTGAAGACGATCTTTACACAGTCTTCACGACTCTACATGAATCTGGGAAAGTTTCTGATACCAGCGCGACGGGTGGTAAGGGTGTAGGCAGTGTTACGTACATCTTGGGTGGTCAGCACTTCAAGATAGAGACTGTAGCGTTAATGCCTGATGGAACTAAGGTTAAATCTAGTTTTGCGGGTAAACCTGAAGACATACTGAATCCAGAGGGATTTGATATTAAACCTGAAGTGGTTCCAGATGACACGCCCACGGGGACTAAATTTGAAACTCTACTTAAAGAAGATCAAGATGCATGGGATGGAAAAAATTCCATGACAAGTATTCTTGACTATAGCAGAAATAGAACTGGTAAGATTTCTTACAAAAGAAATCCATGGGAATCAGTTAAAGAACATACGTTGACAGGAAATCCAAATGACAAAATAGTAGCTACTGATATAACACTTGATAATGGAAATGTTAAAGCAGATATAATTATACCTGAAAAGGCTAGAACGGGTACATTTACTGGAACTACTATTCAAGTACTAAATAATGGCATGTGGCAGTTCGAGCAGTGGCACAGTTATGGAGAGGAGAAAAATGGAGTACCAAGTGAGGTAGTAGTAGATTTGAAGCCACAAGTCGAAGAACTGTCTCCTGAATATCCATTTCCTGTACAACGTGAGTCCGTAAAGGATCATATCTGGAGTCAAGTAACACAAGGTGTCAATCAGTATGTAGCCGATCCTATGGCTAGTAATAAGCAGAAGGATTTGGCTAAGTTGTGGGGTCAGATGGGTACTGTTTCAGCTCCGCGTGGTGGAACCATGCGAGAGACAGTATTCTTTGACAATGGAGATAGACTACTTCCTCATGAATTGGATTTCATCAAGAATAGTCCTGCTATTCGTTCTGTTCAGCAAATCATCGACAAACTTCTTGATGATGTTCTAGTTGCACGGGGTATCTCATATGACCAGATGAAACTAGTCAGGTCAGGCATCTATATGCCTGATGACAGGTATCTGTATGGGCATCACATACCTAATCCTAGCGCGCCCAAAGCTGAATCTGGGATTCTGTTAAATCTCTTTGCACATATATTGGATAATCCGAATGACCCCAAAACTGCTGCGTTGTCAGCCGTAGAGACTCTACTCCACGAGGCTGCGCATATTGGAAAGGATAGTCCAACTTCGTATGATATCGTCATTAGTCCAAAGGACATGAATGACCCGCGTGTAGGACGTTATCTAGCGACGTATCTGCGTCAGGTATCCGGTCAACTGGGACTCGTGGGTCATGGTACAGACTGGATTAAGAGACTAGGTGATATATATGCCAAAACAGGGACAGGAACCGCCTTCCAACATGCGGATGCCCTCGAAGCAGTCCTTAGGGGGAAGGGTGCAGGACGGGGAACAAACCTCGTTACCCCCGGAGGACGAAAGTCTGGGAGCTACAGTCCAGAAATTCAGGAATTACTTCATATCTATACAGAGTCAAGGGGGCGACCAGCTACTAGCGAAGACATTCTCTCACCAACGGGAGTTAAGTCAGCAGGTGCCAGAGGAGGAGGGCCGACAACTGTTCCTAGCAATACTCCAACAGCTGGAGGGGGAACTCCTACACAACAAGGAGTAGCTAAAAAGGCAAAAGAATTTAGTTGGGTTAAAGAGGCTCTTGCAGTACCCACTAATGCTACGACTATGCTTGACTTGTCTGCTCCAGGTAGACAAGGCTTGTCTATGATAGCTACGCCTGAGTTTTGGAAGGCGTCTTGGGCAATGTTCAAGGGACTATCTTATGACAGTTATAAGCAGATAGACGCGGACTTACGGGCCAAGCCTCTTATGCGTCGAAGGATAAGTTCAGACGGTAGGGTTATGCCGTCATTCGGTGAGGAAATTGGCGTAAAGATGTTTAGTCCTGCGAGTGAGGGCGTAGGGCCAAGGGCTGAGGCGACTGCGAGTAAATGGTTGGAGATGGGTATCGGTGAGGGGATAGGCTCTAAGGTGTGGCGTAACACTGCTGGCGTACCTATCAGAGCGACTAACCGCGCATTCATTACGTTCCTCAATCACTTGAATGTCAACAGGACTGAGAAGCTATTGAATCTCGCAAAGGATATGTCAGTCAGAGGAGTCGATACAGGTAGGACTGCTATGCCTGGTCTATTGGGAGGCGTGCATCTTAAGGGTGGAGAGAACATTGGATTCAGTCGGAAGATTGGGCATGAAGATGCCATGAACATGAATCCATACCATAATCTCGTACTCGCCAAAGAGATTGCAGAGTTTGTGAATGCAGCTACAGGACACGCGACTGCAAAGGGTGGATTGTCACTAGAGAATGCAGTCAGTAAGATTGGACCATTCCTATTCTCTCCTGGTCTATTGAACAGTAGAATTAGGATGATGAATCCTGCTACTTACGTCATGGCTAGTCCATTCGTCAGACAACAGTACGCTAAGGCTGCTCTGTCTACAGCCGCCGCGTGGTTCATATCTAGTCAGTTGGTAAAGAATGCTGCTGGTGAAGATGCAGAAGTGAGTGATGACATTACTTCTGCAGACTTCGGTAAGGTACGTGTTGGAGATGCGCGGTTGGATCTTGGCGGTGGGTTTCTGCAATTCGCCGTGGCGTATGGGCGTATGTACATGGGTGGGTCTACTTCCTCATCCAGTGGAGAGTTCCATCGCTTTGGGTCAGGATATCAGGCCCAGACACAAGAAGACATGATGGAACGCTTTCTTGTAAACAAGCTCAATCCTGTAACTAAATTCGCATGGGATGTATTCAGTGCATCGGAATACAATCCATTCCATGTAGGAGACAGGACAGCTCAGTTGTTTGTTCCCTTGTTCATTCAAGACTTGAATGAGATTTACAAAGAAAATCCTGATCTCCTACCAATATTTGGTGGGGCTGCAATGCTTGGAGGGGGTACACAGATTTACTCTAAGGGTGAGTCTGTAGCCAAGCTGATACCAGAGGAAAATGATTGGTTGACTACGGGTGGGGGAGTGCGTGACCTTATGCCGTGGAATTGGGGCAATGATCCTGGTCAAGTATCACGCCCCTTCCCATGGAGTCCTGACGAGTAGTTACACGCCTGCTTTTTCCAACGCCTCTATAATCTCGTTAATTTGAGGATTGGCTTCAAGAAGGGAAATAGCCTTATTCACTTCTGCCAACTTACCTTCCAGTCCTTTCCGTGCGTCATGCAGTCTTTCCAACTTGGAGCGACGCATGTACATACCTGATGGCATTGGAACTGCATTTGCTCCACCACCAAGTACCTGTTGCAGTGCGTACTGTTCTTTCTCGTCATAATCACCCACTATACACCTCCATCTACACGAGTTACGTTACCTGCACGCGTACCTTTGGGAGATTGAACCACGTCAAAGGTCACACGAATCTTTTCTCCACTTTGAAGGTCTTCCACGAGGTCGTCAAAGAATCCATTCACGTCCGACGCATGAAAGAAATAGTCCTTTCCGTTCGCGTCCTGAATGAATCCAAACTTCTTGTCTGAGAACAGCCGTACGACAGTTCCTTCCATCTGAATCACCTCATCAATCACAACGACATTTTCTGCCCCAAAAATCTCTCTTAGTAGGTCTATGTCTTTTCCTTCCACGTGTCTACCCCCAACTTGAACTTGCAGTACGCACAGAACTTGCATCTACCGAACATGATGGCGCCACACGCCGAGCACTTCCAGTTCGGTACGTCGAGGTAAGCGCGTATCCTAGCTGCTTCCTTGTGCTCTGTAACAGCTATGACTGGTACTTCTGGTTCCTCATACCTTGGTGGTGGGATTATCACTTGCCTTTCCCAGAAAATAGTCTCTTGTATTCTTGCACTTGACCATCAGGCATGACGAAGACTATCTGATTACCTATAGTTTGAGTCTTAATCATACCTGCTTGGTCGAACGATAGCATTATCTCGTCTAGCTCACCCGCCTCTTTGTAGTGCGCCCACATTCGCTTGAGTAATCGAGTCCGACTGATAGAATGAGTTTCTAGGGCCATGAACTCAGCTATTATCAGACCCTTGATACTCTTTGCGTCAGACAGTCCCTTCTTACCGTGAGTCATTTCTCTCACATTTCCTATCAACTTCTCACAGTAAGAGATAGCTAAAGTCATACTCTCTGTGTCGATGTATAGCTCTGGACTACGCGCAAGACTCAACAGCATAGCCACCTTCAACACGGAGTCTCCAAAACGATTCAACGTCCCTGTATCGTCCCGTAAGTCTTGAGTTAGAGTCGTGTCTATGAAGTTCTCATACCACTTCTCGTAGTGTAGACCTGCCTCTGTGAAATACGCGGTGTCTCCGGTCGTATGGTCTACGTGAGGGAAGATACACTTCTCTGTCGGCTCGATGCTTCCGAGAGGCTCGAATGGGCCTTTGAGTGCGCCTAGAGTCTTTAGATACTCTACGTACTCTGGATACTTGGGTGGGTTCTTCAACGGAACTGAGAGTGAGTTTGCTCTATTTCTTTGGTTTTCAGAAACAACGAAAGTACGAGCGAAGTAACCCCCATGAATATCTTTTTTAGCGAAGAAATCATTCGAGTGCGCCTCATTGGTTGCGGTCAACATCGTTACTGTAGGGTCTTTGAGATTGAATTGCTCCATCTTCAGGAGACTTCTCCACTCACCTATATTGTATTGCCTGTCATATAGGTCAGTCAAGATGTCCATAGCTACTGGGTCACTGACTATGGAGGAAGTCAATTCAGAACTCGCAATGAATACAGCAGACTTGTTGTTTACTTTACCACCTGGCTGAGTCTGCGCTGTACCCATCTCCTTGAGTATGCCTTGGATGGAGCTTCGACCTGAGATAGTGCGCACTCCGCCGACACCTCTGACTAACTGTTTCGCCATCGAAATAGGTGGACCCTTTTTCAGCCCAGAGTCCGCATGAAACATCACGTAGATGTTCGGATAGAGATTGTAGATTTGCCTATCCAGCCATATGTTGTCCTTTACAACAGCAGAGATTGCCGCTAACCCACCCCACAGCCAAAAGTTAGTAGGCGACTCTAGTTCATTGTGCTGACTCAATAGTTTTTCGAGCCACGTCATTTCACTCCTTATTAGTCTTTTCTTTATCCTTTAGTAACTTCTCTAAATGAGCATTTAATCTTTCTGGAGTCATTACAACTCTATCCAAAGCCTTCTTCCAATCAAAAGGCTTATCACTTCTTATCACGTCCTTCCATTTGGTCATTTGTTTTCTCCCTTAATACACCAACGGTGCGAGATTTTGCCCCTACCTTCTCACATAATCGTATAACGTGCGCCCACATTTCAGGTCGTAATTCTGTGCGACGACTCTCCCTACGAGCAATAGTGTAGATGTTATCTATTGTCCATAACAATAATTTTATATCATCCATGTCATTCCACGTCCTGTACCAGAAACTCAGTCATAGTTTTCTTTAGTTGGGACAAGTCCATAGTTTGTTTGTCCCATCCAGGTCCGTCCTCGTCCTCGAACTTGAACTTCTTCAAGTCCCTATAATTCTCTCCAATTTCTACGTCACAGGGTATCTTCAGAAATCGACGCGGTAGACTACACGCCGTGAAGTTTATAGGTCGTTCCATTTCTTTTCGAGCAATTGGGAGAAACTCTCCGAGATACTCAGTTCGCACACTGAACAGAAGCGCGTCATGTGCTTCAAGAATAATTCTCGCTTCTGAGAATTGCTTCTTAATTCTAATACCAGCTGCTTTGGTATTATCAGTGACAGCTCGTTGGGGTAAGTAAGCAAGAGCTTCTCTGAAAAGGTCATCCCCCCATCGTTCATAGAAAATACGTATACCTCCACGTTCCGCGTCAATTCCGTAGGGGAGGGGTGCGATAAGTCTTCTGTCTCGTTTGAGACATTCGATGACTTCATGGTGAAACACTCCTTGAATCTTTGGCTGCTTCTGGTGGAATATCTTCAGCGCACGTTCTGCCTGTGCTTCTGTAATGGTGAGGGGAATTTTATATTTGCGGGCTTGCGTATTAAGTTCTGTCGAGGCTCTACGTTTTTGTGCGCCAAGATGCCCCGCATGGCGTAGAGTCTTCCCTGCAAATCTAATGGGGCTTTCATATCCGAGTATCTTTTTGGAGTAATCATCCTCCACACCACCAAAGAACCACGACGCAGTAAGTGCATGATAGTCATGTTCGTCTATGTCCTTTAATGCTTGCTCGTCAGTTGCTAAGTTGAAGACTACACGCGCTTCCGCTTGACTGGAGTCCAGTTGGACAAACACGCACCCTTCGTCCGGTAAGTACATAGACCGAACGTCAGCCCCAATGTCTCCATGCTTGGTGAACACCTGAAAGGCCGTACCCATAGGCTTCATGTCTACTTGTCGGCCCTTGCCTTTGGTATCTACGAGAGGACGTATGGGGGGATTCTGTTGGGACGTACTCGTCCGACCAGTCTCCAGACACATGAAACAGGTAGTGCGCATCCTGTTGTCATAGTCTGGGATAGCCATGAGATAAGTACTCAAGGTCTTCCTGACTCGCCGACGCTCAAGACACTTCTCTACCCACTCCCTCTGTTGGGGATTACGCACTCCGTTCTGCAAGTTCAGAAGCGCGGTAAGTTCTTCCTCTCCCGTCCCTTGACGTTTAGGTAGACGCCACGTATCGAACAGGAGTTCTGAGACTTGTTTGGGGGACGAGGGATTTACGTCATCACCAGCGAGTTGGAACATCTCATAACCAAGACGTTCGTCCCACTCGACATACTTGTGAATCAGTTCTTCTCTCTTAGCCTCGTCTACACGGAATCCATTGTTCTCTATTTCGAGATAGAAGTCAGGCAGTTTCATTAGGAAATTCTCGTAGAACTTCCTCATGCCTAGTTCGTCTAAGTCCGCATCCATTGCATCATTTACTTCATACGTGACACAAGCATCACGCGCGCATCCGAGCAATAAATCTCGATAGCTCCCTTCATACATACCCTCATCTTTATAGAAGGGTTCTCTTGTATAGATACTTGTATTAAATGCAAGCCCTTTTGGGAGTTCAGGGTTAATTGCGAATGCCTTGAGCATTGTGTCCGAACTAATTCTTCGGATTGCAAATCCAAGCCGCTTGATCTTGTCGCGATCATAATTAAAGTTATGTCCGACAATATCTTTCTCCCATAAGACTTGCATCAGCATGATCCACATGTTCACCAAGTCCGAGTCGGGTATCGTGGAGATACCTTCCCGGTTCCATAAGGGAACTGTCATGCCGCTATGTCTATTGAAGGCTAGTCCAATGCAGACGGGGAGACAATGACCACCAGCTTCTATATCTACTGCGAGCTTGCGGTCACGTTTGTGACGTTCTAGGAACTCGTGTAACTCCCATGAGTTGTTGGCTATCTGACACGTCCGTGAGGGGAGTTCGAGTGTTGGAGAGGCCGACTCCTCCCACGCCCGCTTGAAGTCAAAGATCATTATTTGTCGATTATAATATCCCTTGATTTCCCCACCAGCAGCAGAATGTAACAAGTGCGCGGGATGATAGGTAGACACAAACTTCGTACCCATTCCCCACATGATGGACCCTCTGTGTTTACTAATCTTGGACTTTCCAGAGAGTGCCCATAGAGCAGTACCACCGAGAGCGAGTATGCAGTTGGGTTTAATGTCATTTATCTCTACTTGAAGTTCGGCAAGTTGTTGGTCTACGTTGATACCGTGGGCTACGGCACGCCCGTAGAACGACTGACGCTTGGCCCCTACGTTGGGAGGGACTTCGTACTTAC